AGAGGATGTTCAGCCGCGTCTTGTACCCGATGATGCTGGTTTCGGCCACCTCTTTGGTCTTGCGCCTATGCTCAAGCCACTCAAGCGAGCATTCTTTGAATGTGGGGATCTCGCCGCTTCTCTTCAGCTGCTGACCTGAAAGCTCGTCGATGAACTCGGGGAGCGCCTTCTTCGCCTGCGTGTAGGTTCCGTTGAACGTGCGTGTGCGCTGGCGGTACTTTCCCGTCCTTGGATCGATCCCCACGCTCACGCGCAGCTGCCATTTCCTGCACTTGCCGCGAGGCTTGTCCTTCTCAAGCTGGACTATGGACCCTGTGCCCTTGGTTTCCATGGTAATATTCACCTGTGCCTTTCGCTCTCTGGAAGGCTTCCTTCGGGCGCTTGCGATCCGCCAAGATTGCGCAAGCGCCCTTTCTTTTGTGGGGCCTATCTCTCTCTTATCTTTGTTCGCTTTCCTTTGTTGTCAACTGCGGTAATGTATGCGTCATTGTGTCGTCCGGTAATCCTCCTGAAGGCGGACGTTATCTTCAAGGGAGACTTAACCAGTTTTGCAGGAGCGCCTATAACCTGCTCCTGCATAATGAGTTCTCGCCAATCTGCCGACACGCCGCAGAGCGGAAGGATGTCTTCGAACTCGTTGAACAGCTGTACCGTTGCGTTGACGAGCATGAGGCCGTATGACAGGCTGGTGTCGTCGGGGAAGTACCTAGGCGAGCCAAGGAGCTTTACCAGGATCATAATTATGTAAAAGGGGCTTCCGTTGTCACCATCTGCCCCATAGATCCTCTTCGGTCGCGAAACAAGGTTCTTGCCGCATATCTGGCCGAAGTGCGCGCATGTGTTTCGTACTCCCGATATGGCCGCGCCCAGCTCACGAGCTCTTCTTGTGTTACCCCAAACGAAGCTGCCACACCGTCTCTTACCTTCATGCTGCGTGTATTTCCATATAGCATCGAAAGTGTGCCGAATGACATTATTTCAACGGCTATCCATGTAGGCGCATCGCCGTATTTCTCGTATGCTTCGGATACTGTTCTGTTGCGGTTTTTGATTTGCCTGCGGAATTCTTTCTGGTAGCCCTGAAGGAAGCTCTTGAAGTAGTTCCGGTTTTTGAAATTCTTCCTCTCCCTATGGGCGAATGCCCCGCGCTCGATGGAGAGCCTGTAAGAGTATTGCGCCCTGAACTGCAGCTCGAACAGCCCTATGTATTCCATGAACAGGGATTGCAGCTTTCTGTCGAACAGAATTATGCGATGGAGGGTTCGCATGGACATACCGTCAGGAATGCGCCCTGTCTCGTCTTCCAGCATATGGAAGTAACCGCTTGCATGCTGGTAGCTGATTCGGTTGAGCATGTACTCTGATTGTTGGGAGTCCCCATCGGCGAACCCCCTGGCTTCGGCATGAGCCCTTAGCTCGCCCAGCTCAAGTGGTCTAGGCGGATCTGAAAGCGGAGTAAAATCCGGAGAAAAAATAATGGCCGAGGGATTTATGCCAGCGTTTCCGCGACGACCCTCGGCTCTGTCGCTTGTTACTTTAGCACATTCCATTGTTATTGTCATTCCTCCCTAGAACTCCCAGTCGAACGGGAGCACGTAGAAGACCACGCGCCCGATGATGGTCACGGGGCCGGTGCCTGGCTCGTTTTGTTCCACTTAACAAAATTCGAGCGCGTCGACTTCCTGTATCTAGCCAAATACCAGATAGAGTTTTGTCTGGTTGGTTCCGTCTTGATAGTAGTCACGCATATAGATGGCGCGGCACGGTCTTTCCCTGTTTGCAGCGATCTGCTTGTAAGCCTTGACGCTCCTTGCGTTGATTTCAACGAGCGGATTGCCGTCGGCGAGCACTTTGATATGGGGCTTTGCTGACGAGCCCTTGGGTGTCGGGACTATCTCAAATGACGGAGTAAAGCGGAAGTCTTTTCTGGGCGGCTTGCCGCCAATCCAGTTGCCATCGGTAACGGTAACCCACACCTCAAGCGAATCCTTTGCAAGTTCGATACCCGTTCGGCTACGCCTTACCTGAGCAATCTTGGCCTTGAGCTCGTCCTCCTCGGAGAACGGAACGGGAATCGAGAGCATCTTCTGCCGTTCCCACCACTGCTTCAGGAGCCGAGGTTCCGCAGTCAGGCTGACTAGCTCGGAAACGCCTGGGGAGTACATGCCGGTCTTCTTGACCTTGAGACGGACCGTGAAACCAGCCGCCACCATCTCCTTGAGGAACACGAGCTTCGAGCAGGTAAACCCGAATGCGGTGCCGTTGTAGGAGAGCGGCGTGTCACCAAACTCGGCGCTGTCGGCAGTCGTGCCAGTCGACTTGCTATGGATAACCATGTCGTGGCCTAGCGGCTCAACGTAGAACTCGGTTCCCTTCCGGACGCCCTTGAGAGCCACGCCGATATAGGTAAACACCGTGTTTTCGCAATCGCCATCGATGTTTATAGGACGCGCCGCGGGATGCTTACCATTTTGTTCGGACATTGTTGCGCGATCGGTTGTGCCCTTGATTGCCACGATCCCCTTTATCAGTGAGTTGAACAGTCCCATGCTAGTACCTCCCGACCTCGGTCCTTGTCTCGCGACGCATATCATCAAGCCCGAGCATCTTAGCCATATACCTACTCCATCTCCTCTGCGGACTGGAACCAGACCACTTTGCCGCCGAATTCCACCGTGTGGTCGCTGTCGGCGGTTATCACTATGTCCTTGTTCTCGGGATTGAAACTGTCGGGGGAGAGGACCAGCGTGTCGGCGGTGCGGTACATGCGGCGCATCACCGCATCGCGGCCATCGATCATCACCACGGCAACGCTGCCGTTGATCGGCTCCTTGTTCGGGCTGACTACGATAATGCACCCTTCTGGGTAAACCCTGTTCATGCAGTCGCCTTCGCTTTCGCAAGCGTAGCAGTCTGGGTCTGAGTCGATGAGGAACTGAGGTATCGCAACCTGCTTACCGTCGATAACGTCAGGATCGGTCGGCGTGCCGGCGTGGACTCGGCCTCTTAGGGGGACATACCCTGATTTTGAAGCCATCACATTCGATTTGGCATTTTTCTCGTCCACTATCTCGGCTAATGTCACGCCGAACACATTTGCAAGTTTCTCTATTGCGCCCATCCTCGGCTGAGACCAACCGGATTCCCATTGGGTTACTGTTGCCCTAGAGACTCCTACCCGGCCTGCAAGCTGCGCCTGTGTCATGTCGGCGTCGAGCCTTAGTTTGCGTATGTTTTCCGAAAGTCCCATCTGGATAACCTCCCCTGTTAATTTAATTAAACATTCTAGTAAATTTTCCTTGACATGCATATGTTGGTTTAATTAACATCGTTATCAACGAAAGGAGGACGGATGGAAACACTCAAAGAGATACGCGAAAAGCGCGGAGTGAAACAGATAGCAGTAGCCGATTACCTGGGGATTACACGTCAAACGTATGCTCAATACGAGGAGAACCCGCGTGTAATGACCGTAGCTCAGGCTCAGGCGGTATGCCGTTTTCTCCATTGTCGCTTGGGCGATATTTTTTTGATCGACGAGGTTAATTAAATCAACATCTCGACACGGAAGGAGGCGGGGGAGTTGTCAACCCAGCTTTACACGCCAACCGAGTACGCATCGCTCATGCGGGTTACCCCGCAGTACGTGCGCCGCTGCTGCGCGGACGGCACCGTGAAGGCGTTCCGTATGAGCATCGGGCAAGGCAAGCGCCGTACATGGCGCATTCCCTTCGACGAGGAATCGATAGGGGACATGGCGGCGCAGAACGCCGCCGCATGCGCATCGGCGGCAGCCGGTGCGGAAGTCTAACAGGAAGGAAAGGAAAAGAACATGACAGAAGACGTGGAAAAGGCGGTCAAGCGCGCGGATAAGCGCCTGAGTAAGATCATGCGCCGCTACGGCATTGCAGATGCGGTGAAGGAGATCGGCGAGGCGATGCAGGAGCTCGACGACCTTGAAGGAGTGAAGTTGGCCAATGCAGCGGTGACGGCAGACCTGCCCAGCGGTGACGTCGCGCTGGCGGTTTTCTCGGTTGCCAAGAATGACGAGCCGCTTAATCAGGATGGCTCGGTTGCCAAGAATGACGAGCTGGACGATCTGCTCAATCAGGACGAGCCCGGTTGTGAATCCAATGCTTCTTGGGTGAAGCACGCCGAGGACATCGACCGCTTCCGCGACAAGGTAAGCGCCTATTACGGCTTCAGCCGAGAGCTGATCATGCCTGGCTCCATCTCCGACACCTCGGATCCGCTGCGGGAATCGACCTTCACCGTGCTCGGCGTCGAGTACGAGGTGTCGGACGCGGTCCTGACATGCGTGGGCGAGGTGCAGTGATGCGCCGTGGCATCGCCGCTTGGATCGTGTCGATGGTCGCGCTGTGCTTCGCGAGCGCGACCGTGTTCGACATCCTTCTCTTCCGCAACTACGCCGCGGTCCCGTTCCACGCTTCGAGCGCTTTGGTCGTCGCGGCGATGGCGGTCCTCGTTTGGGCGCTTGGCAAGCGCAACCGACTCTAAACAGCCAGATGCAGCCGCAAGGGGCGGCAGGGGCGACTTTCTTGCTTACTGATTCTCCTAATCGCGCAGATTCCTTTCAGCGGTTGCACACGGGTTCTCCTTAGCTGCTGCCGTCCTTCACGGCTGCATCTGGCAAGCAAGACCTCTTTGAGGTTGCCCCAAGTTGGGCGCATGGAAATGCACGCACGGTCCCCAGGGAAATTAGTAGTCAGACAGTTTCTTTCGATGTGCGAGCTGGAAATCGATAAGGCCGTGCGCCCAGCTTGGGGCAATTCACGATCAGCAAATCAGACTTAGGAGCCACAACAATGAGCCAACGCATCCTGGAGCGCATATCTCGCGCCTTAACCTTCGGCGATTCGCCCGCCTTCGCGGATTGGGACGATTTCGCTTCCACGGCATTGAAGTCCATCGCAGCCCTTGCCTTGGCATGGGCGATCCTCCTTCTCTTCTTCGTGTAATGGCAAGCGTGTACCGCACGGCGAAGAGCATCGAGATCCGCGCCTACGCAGGGCGCGACGATGCGACGGGAAGCGTCCGCAACCTTTACCGCTCGCTTCCGCCCGATGCCCATCAATGCGAGATCGAGGAAGCTAAGCGCCAGCTTCAGGCTGCGGCAGACCGCTTCAAGGGCACAGGCGAGCCTTTCACCCTGCAGGGAATGATCGAGTACTACCTTTCGACTTTGGAGGGCCAGCGCTCGCCCACGTACATCGACGGCCTGCGCAGCAATGCCCGATGCCACCTTTACCCCTCGCTCGGCAAGCGGCGGATCGACTCCTTGCGGCCTTACGAGATCCTCAACGTGTACTCGGCCATGAGGGCACCGAAGGAGCAGGGCGGCAAGGGACTGAGCCCCAACACGGTAGTCAAGCTCAACGCTTGGCTGTCGCACGCGTTCGACGAGCTTGCCGCAATGGGCATCATGCGCAGCAACCCACTTGCGGGAGTCTCCGCACCGCGCCCCGCCGACTACGAGGCGCAGCCGCTTAGCGAGCGCGACCTTTCCGCCTTCTCTTCCTGGCTGCGGCAGCGCAGCGGGGACGGGCCTTCGAGCGAGCTTGATTCCGCCCTGTGGGTGTGCCTCAACACTGGGCTTCGCGCTGGCGAGCTGGCTGGCCTGCGGCTCTCCGACGTTGGCACCGCGAGCAGCGAGGTGGGGGTTAGCCACTCCCTGGCGCGTGCGTCCGGCAAGGGCCTTTTCTACAAGGCGCCTAAGTCCGCGACGAGCCGCCGCAAGGTAACCGTGGGCGCTTCCACGATGCAGGTGATCAAGCGCTGCATCGGGCGCTCGAAAAGGCTCTCGTGCGCCGCCGACCCGCCGCTGTTCTGCGATGAGGGCGGAGCGCCGCACGACCCGCGCGATTTCAGCAGGCATTTCCGCGAGGTCGCCGACTCGCTGCAGATCGGGAAGTACGCCCATCTGCACACATTGCGCCACACCCATGCAACGTACCTGCTCCTGAACGGAACGCCGATCCGCGTTGTGCAGGAGAGGTTGGGGCATGCGGACGTGCGCACCACTTTGAAAATATACGGGCATGTGCTCCCTGGCTACGATGCCGAGGCCGCCGCCCGATTCGATTCGATCCTAGACGGACTCAACTAGGAAGGGGTTCTGAAATGGCAAGCAACTACAAGCGGGGGTTCTTCGTACAGGAGGACTTCTGGCTCGCGGTTCGCGGCTGCTCCCGCAAGGTGCAGGGCGAGGTGATGGGGGCGCTGGCGCTTCTCTTCTTCGAGGGCGAGGACTCGGCGGAATGCCTCAAAGGCACGAGCCAGAGCCTTTACTACGCGATGCGCGAGCGCGTGCTCATCGCCCGCACCAAATCCAACGCTCGCGGGGGTGATCAAAAGGGTAATCAAAAGGGTAATCAAAAGGTAGATCAAAACCCGATTCTGCTAGCAAAGAGTGAGAGTGAGAGTGAGATATCTACCTACAGCTCTCTCATCAGCACACCCCAACCAACCAAGAAATCGCCCACGCCCCGTGCGCTGTTCATCGGCGAAGCGCTGAAGGTTTTCACGGAGGTCACTGGCCGTGCTTGCCTGATCCCGTCTGCCGAGGTGTCTTTCGACCTGACGAAAATCTTCGATGCTGGATACTCGATCGACGATGTGCGCTTGGTCTGCGAGCAGCAGCAAGCCGAATGGGGCGCAGACCCAAAGCGCCAGAAATGGCTTCGCCCGCATACGCTCTTCGGCGAGAAGTTCGAGGGGTACCTTGCTGCCGCGAAGGCAGGCACGGCGAAGGAGGAGCGCGATGCAGCCGCAAAGTTCGCCGACGCCATCTAGCGCCTACCTTGCAGCAAAGGAGAAGCTTGCGGCGATGAGCCAGGAAGAGCTGGCAAGGCACAAGCTCGAGCTGGCAAGGCAACGCGCTGCCCGTGAGCGGGCGGCAATCCTCGCGATGCGAGAGCGCACCGTACGTGGCCGCATCGAGGCTTCGGGAATCCCTGCCGACTACCGCGATGGAGCGGTGCGTGTGCCGGAGGTGCGCAGGTGGGTCGACTCGGTGCTTGCCGGCGGCTCTTCGCAGCTTGTGATCCGCGGCACAAACGGCACGGGCAAGACCACCGAGGCTTGCGCAGCGCTCATGGAGCTTGCGCAGGCGATGACCGTGCGCTTCGCGATGCTCGACTCGATCAAGCGAGCGGTCGACGGATCCTGGATCAACCGCAGCGCTTCGCCAGACGAGGTGCTGGCTGGTTTCATGCAGTGCGGCTGCCTGTTGATCGACGACCTTGGGCAATCGCCCATGGACGAGAAGTCAACCGCGATGCTGCTGCAGATCATGTCCGAGCGCATCGGCAACGGCAAGCCGACCATCTACACAACCAACTACGAGGGAATTGCCCTCTGGAAGCGGCTCGCAGAGGGCAGCCAAAGCCACGCCAACGCGATCCTTGATCGCCTGAAAATGTGCGTCCCCGTCGTGATGAGCGGCGAGTCTCTGCGCAAGCGTGTACGTCTCTAACGGAAGGAGAAGCCGAATGGCTAAGCGGAAGGACGCGGAGGACTGGCTGGAGTGGGCGCAGGCCAAGTACGACGCCGCGCAGGAGCGGTTCGCATGGAGCGATCGCAGCGACAGCCCGGCCTTGGACAGCTACAGCGCTCTGATCTCGCTGATCGAGAGCGGAATGGCATCGAGGGCGAAGGACGAGGCCGACGCCCAGAAGAAGCGCACGGCGATGGAGCAGATGACGGAGCCGCTGATGGAGCTTGCCGAGCAGATGGAGACGCTTGGCGAAGGCGGGTTCAGCTACAGCCCCAGCAGCATGGTGGAGGCGGCGCGGACGATCAAGGCGGTGCTCTGCCGATGAGCACGGGAATCGCAGCAAGGGCGTTCGCCAAGATGCTTCGAGAGCATCCGGTGACGGACATGCACAGGGCGGACTGCCGCGGCTGCGGCGAGTGCTGCGGCAGGTTCCTGCCGCTCACGCCAGCCGACAAGGTGCGCCTTATGGCCTACGTCCGCAGCCACGGAATCAAGCCGCACCAGGAGCCTAGGGGCATCGTCGACCTTACGTGCCCGTACCTGAGCAGGAAGCGCGAGTGCATGGTCTACGAGGCAAGGCCAGAGATTTGCAGGGGCTACAGCTGCAGCAAGCATGCTTCAGGCGAGCTTCTGGTTGACGTTCAGCTGCTGAAGAGCCTCTCTACGGCTGTTGACGTTGACATGCGATTGTTCGCGGAAGCGATATAGAAAGGACAGACATGGAAATCAGGGTAATAGCGGACAGGTGGATGATGCCAGAGCGGCAGCACCAAGACGACGCGGGAGCCGACCTGAAGCCAAGGAAGGTTTTCAGAAGGCTGGCTGACCTTATCGACCCCGAAGGAGGAAGTGATGGAGATTAACGACGAGAAGAGGCGCGAGGTGGCATCGCGGATGCGTGATATTATGCGCCGATACCCGCGCTGCTTCCTCGACAACATGGTCGCGCAGTCAGTTCTCGACATGATGGGGGATGGCGTGACAATCGGCGGGACCGTCGCCGACCTCATCGACCGCCCGACGTGCAAGAACCTCGCGATCAAGCCAGCAGATGAGCTGCTATGCAGCGAGTGCGGCGAACACGTGGACATCGCGTATATGGAGAGCGCAGACGATTACCACGCGTGCTATTGCCCAAACTGCGGCGCGGAGGTTTGCGATGATGATTAGCGATGAAGAACGGCGCGAGATAGCAAAGGCAATACGCGACCGCATATGGCGCAACGAGCGATCATCTTGGGATGTTGTCTTCGAGCTGTCTTGCATAGATGCTCTCGGACGCTGCCTGTCAAGGAACAAAGATGCTGCGTTGCTGCTTGCCGATCTGATCGACCGTCCGACGTGCCGAAACGTCTATGACGAGAACGAGATGGGCAGCTGCATTAACGGCTTCGAGTGCTCAGAATGCGGGAACGTGGTCGAGGATTACGAAGGTTACCGCGTGAACGGCGAATTTAATTACTGCTCCAAATGCGGCGCGGAGGTGGTCGAATGAGTAAGGGAGTTTACGCGGTATGTGACCGTTGCGGCGGCAAAGTGCCTGATGCTGGCGATTTCGTCAACGACTTCTATTTTCACGGAATCAAGCTTTGCTCGATGGAGGTAACGGGAGACATTCGGGAAGATTACGAGATTTGCGGCCTGGAAGAGGGTTTCGCGCTGCTCTGCCAAGACTGTGAGAAGAAACTAGTTGACTTCATAAACGGAGAAGAGGTGCCAGCATGCGAGAAGAAATAAAGCTTGAACCCTGCCCGTTCTGCGGGAGTGACGACGTTGTCTTCGGCGCTGGGCTAGAAGATGAGTACTACGTGGAGTGCTGGGATTGCAGCGCCAAGGTCGAGTCGTGCAACGGGCTGGAAGACGCATTAGCAGGCTGGAACGCGCGAGCAATCGACCGAGACGAGCTTTTGTGTGTTGCTGACGAGTGCGAGCGTGCCGACGTCGATTGCGTGACCAACTGGGCGGCTCGGATCAGGAAAGCGGTGGAGGAGTGACCGAGAAGCGCGTTATCTGGCTCGTCACCGACTATGGCGGCGAATGGGAGGACAAATGGGATTGGAACGTGCGCGCGTTCTCCGACGAGGTCATGGCGAAGGAGTGCGCAGAGAGGCACGAGATGCGTATGAAGCGCGACATGGACGAGTACGACGACTATTGCGGCACCGCGGTCGAGTGCGTGGAGTTGGTCGATGTTGAGGTGCCGAGCAGAAAGAAGGAACGGGAGGAATGAGCGAGAAGCTTGTGCCATGGATCCCCGTGGCCATCGTTGCCGTGCTGTGCGCAGCGATGATCGGCGGGGTATATGGCTATAAGCGCGGACTTTGCGAGCATTACGACAATGCCACGATCTACAAGGTCCTCAACGTCGAGGAATGGCACTGCGACTACTGCTGCGACACGTTCTACTCGGAGGTCGGGACGTATTGCCCGGAATGCGGAACCAAGAGGGCCAAGCGGTAGAACGGCGGCGGGATCCCTGGGCGTGACCTTCTGCGTACAACATACGGGCCGTGGTTCACGGACCCTTCTCAACCGGCCCGGCGGCGATGAGCTGCCGGGCCTTCTTTGTGCCCATAGGACGAAAGGAACGCAATGCCCAGGGAAGACTACGCCGAGTTCGTCGAGAAGTTCAAGCCGAAGTCGACGACGGACGACTGCTACACGCCAGAGCCGGTCTACGAGGAGGTCGTGAGGTGGTGCGAGTCGGAGTACGGCGTCGAGCGCTCCAGCATCGTCCGCCCGTTCTTCCCCGGCGGCGACTACGAGCGCGAGCGGTACCCCGACGGCTGCTGCGTGGTGGACAACCCGCCGTTCTCGATCCTGTCAAGGATCGTGCGGTTCTACTGCTCGAAGAGCGTCCCCTTCTTCCTTTTCGCGCCGACGCTCACGCTCTTCACCGCGAGCAAGCAGCCCGTGACCTACCTCGCGTGCGGATGCTCCGTCACGTACGCCAACGGGGCGAAGGTCAACACCAGCTTCATCACGAACATGGAGCCATCGGAGGTCCGCGCCAAGTCGGCGCCCGGCCTGCGCGCAATGGTCCAGTCCGCAGCCGACGCCGCGGCCAAGGCGGGGAAGAGGCAGGTCCGCAAGCTCGATCTCCCCGTCGAGGTCGTCACCGCCTCGAGGCTCGCGTACCTCGCGAAGCACGGCGTGGAGCTGTCGGTGACGCGCGGCGAGAGCGTGAGGGTGTCGAGGCTCGACAACGACACTGGCAGCGGGATCTTCGGGGGGGGTTCCTGATCTCGGAACGTGCTGCGGCGGAACGTGCTGCGGCGGAACGTGCTGCGGCGGAACGTGCTGCGGCGGAACGGATCGCCCTGTCTTCCAGGGAGCTGGAGATCGTCCGCGCCCTGGACGCGTCGTAGGCGCGTGACCTTTGCCGCATCATCGGCGGCATGTCAAAGGAGAAATGCACAAAGGAGCTTGTCGCCAAGGCCACGGAGCTGGTCTCCAGCGGGCTGCGCAACAAGGACGTGATCGAGTACCTGGGGATCTCCGACTCGGCTTTCTACGGCTGGCTGAAGAACCCGCGCACCGAGAACCAGGTTGCCCTGGCGGAGAGCCTACAAAAGGCGAGGATCGACAGGAAGCAGCGCTACCTGAACACGATCAGCAACGCAGCGGAGGACGGCGACTGGAAGGCCGCCGCCTGGTACATGGAGCGCAACTTCCCGCTCGACTACAGCCTGAGCAACGCAAGGTTCAGGAAGGTGCTCGAGGAGCACGAGCGGGAGCACCCGCGCCCGACCATCGACACCGCGTCGCTCGTGCCGCCAGCCTACTGGGACGTGTGGCGCGACATCATGGCCGCAGGCCACGGGACCTACGAGGGAACGGGCGGCCGCGGCTCGCTCAAGTCCACGATCCTGGGCGGCATCGCCCCCGTGATGCTCATGCTGCGCGATCCGAAGCTGTGCGGGGTGGCGTTCCGACAGGTGCAGGGGACCATACGCGACTCCATCTTCGCGACGATCATCAGCGCCATCAAGCGCCTTGGCGTCGAGGCGGAGTTCGAGTACACGTACCAGCCGATGGAGATCAGGCGCAGGGAGACTGGGCAGGTGATCCTGTTCCGCGGCCTGGACGACCCCGAGAAGGCGAAATCGCTGCAGCTTAAAGACCCGGACCAGTACATCGGTTTCGCGATCTGGGAGGAGTTCAACCAGTTCAAGGGCATGAGGCAGGTGCGCAAGGCGGAGCAGTCCGTCAAGCGCGGCGGCGCGCCCCACTTCTGGACGTTCCGCATGTGGAACACGCACCCGGACGAGGAGCACTGGAGCAACGAGCACTGGCGCGAGTCCGTCGAGGACCCCGACACCTACGCGATCCGCGTCAACTACAACGAGGTCCCCGCCGAGTGGCTTGGCGAGGCGTTCATCGCCGACGCCCTGAAGCTCAAGGCGGCGAACGAGGAGGCATACCGCAACGAGTACCTCGGCGAGTGCAGCAAGCTCACGGGCAGGGTGTTCGCGAACGTCGAGGACTTCCAGTGCGGCCAGCAGGCGGTCAACGGGTTCAAGTGGGTCAAGAACGGCATCGACTGGGGGTACATGCAGGACCCCTTCGTGTTCCTGCGCGTCGCGTACGACAGGAAGATGGGCGACCTGTACGTCTTCGACGAGCTGTTCAACACCGAGACGCTCGACCAGCCGAACATCGACGAGGTGAAGCGCCGGCTCGCGGAGCGCGACTCGGACGGAAGGCCCAGGCTGACGGCGGAGGGCAGGCTCCAGTTCAAGAAGTCCAAGCCGTGCAACGAGATCAGGGCAGACGCTGCGGCCCCGAAGGACATCGCCACGTGGAAAGAGGGCGGCGTCTGGATCATGGGCGCATCGAAGCGCGTCCCCGTCGAGGATGGGATCAGGTGGCTGCAGAAGCGCGCCCACATCTACATCGACCGCAGGCGCTGCCCCCTCGCGTGGGCGGAGTTCACGCGCTACCGCGCCCTCGAGGACGAGGAAGGGCGCTTCAAGGGCTTCCCCGACCAGGACAACCACACGATCGACGCGGTGAGATACGCCGTGTTCGACCTCATAGCAGACAGAACCATCGTCTAAGGAGAGAGAATGGCGAACGACCTCTTCACCGCCAACGCAGTCAAATGGATGGAATCGATAGGCTACCCCGTGGCGAGTCTGGCAACGCCCATGGACGCGCACGTGTCCCGATGGTGGTCCTACCTCATGGCAGAGGCCGACTTCTACACCCGCGAGGAGGTTGACGAGTACGGGCGCAGGAACAAGGTGAAGGTGCGCAGCTGCACTCCCGCCGACATGGTGTGCGAGGACATGGCGAACCTGCTCTACAACGAGAAGGCGAGCATCAGCCTGACCGACCCAGACTCCGAGGAAGCCGCCACGGCGTGGCTGGATGGCTGGCTGAACCGTACCGCCTGGAACGACAAGGCCCCGCTCGCCATGAAGCGCATGTGCGCCACCGGCACGGCAGGCTGGGCGCTGCACGTGAGCCGAGCGGCGGAGGTGGGGCAGTCGGATTCCTTGCAGGTCGACCCTATCCGCTACGACGCGCGCAGCATCGTGCCGCTGGAGTGGTGCGAGGGAGGCTGCACGGCGTGCGCCTTCGTGTCGGCGCTGTACATAAAGGGCGAGCGTTGCCGCCAGGTGGAGGTCCACCGACCAGACCCGATGACGGGAAGCTACCAGATCATGTGCGGCTTCTTCGACGAGGAGGGCGAGCAGTTCCAGCCCGATGGCTACCTGCAGGCCGACAGGGCGCTCGACACAAAGCAGCCGCTCCCGACGTTCCAGCTGATCCGTCTGGCGAGCGACAACCCGTATTGGGACTACTCACCTATGGGCGTGTCTCTCTTCGCCAACGCGATCGACGCGTTGGAGACCGTCGACCTCGCATTCGATGCCATCGGCAACGAGCTGTTCCTGGCGAAGAAGATGCTGTTGCTGCCTGAGTCCATGTTCAGCCGCAACGCGGCAGGCGGGCTCCAGATTCCGCACATGAGCGGGCACCAGTTCTTCATCGCCACCGAGAGCAACACCTACGACGGGAAGCCGTCGATCTTCGAGTACAACCCAGAGATCAGATCCGCCGCCCTGCGCGAGATGCTGTCCACCTCGCTTCAGGTGCTCGGCAAGCGCATCGGGTTCGGCACGAAGGCGTACGCGCTGGACAAGACTGGAAGCATCACAACCGCCAAGGAGGTGGCTTCCGACAACGCCGAGATCATGCGCACCGTCCGCAAGCACGAGCACGTCATCGCGCCAGCAGTCCGCAAGCTGATCGAGGCGGCCGCCAACGTCTACCGCACGCTCGGCACAGCCGCGCTGCCCGACCTCACGGGCCAGGTTCAGGTCGTGATGGGCGACAGCATCATCGAGGACGATGACACCCTGCGCGAGCGCGACCGCGCGGACGTCGCCGCGGGGCTTCTGGAGCCGTGGCGCTACATGGTGCGCTGGCAGGGGTACTCCGAGGAGGACGCAAAGGCCGCGTCCCAGGGCGCGCCCAATGACGCGCCGATGGAGCTGTAGCGGATGGCGCTGTCGGAAGCAGACATCGACGCGATGTGCGACCGCGTCCTGCACGGCAGCCAGGAGCGCTACCTCGCCGAGATGGCGGACGCGATCGTGGCGCACCTCTCCCAGGGCATGGCGGGGGAGTGGGACAGGGCGGCGCTCGTCCAGCTCGCCAGCGAGTGGCCGTCGAAGGCCCGGCAGATCATGGCGGAGTACGGCCCGCTCGTGGGCAAGGAGGTGGCGGCAGAGGTAGGCGATGCGCTGGCATCTTCCGCCATGGCAGACTTGTTGGCGCTTGGCGCAGCCTACGGCGCTTCTGCCGTTTCCGAACAGCTCAGCTCTCATTTCCGCAGGCTGGCAGACCAGGCGGCGCAGCGCGTGGCGAGCATCGTGCAGCGCAACAACCTGGCGATGGAGGCCAACGCCGAGAGAGCGTGGTATGAGGTGGTCGAGGATGCCGTCAACGCCAAGGTGCTGGGGACCAAGACCCACGACCAGATAGTGGCCGACGCTGTGCAGAGGCTAGGGGACTCGTTCCGCGTAACCTACCAGAGCGGGCGCAAGGTCCCCGTCGACGCGGCGATCCGCACGCACATAGCAACGCAGGCGAGCCAGGCGGGCGGCGAGCTGACCATCGAGGCCATGCGGTCGTTCAACCACCAGCTCGCGGTAACCGACGCGCACTACGGCGCGCGCCCGAGCCATGCAGCGTGGCAGGGCCTGCCGTTCGGCGTGAACGGCCCTTGCGAGGTCGACGGCGTGGAGTACCCGGGCATGAAGGAGCTTACCGGCTACGGATCGCCAGGCGGGCTGAAGGGCGTGAACTGCCGTCACATCATCAGCCCGTACTTCCCAGGCATCACCGAGCTTCCCGACCGCGAGTTCAAGGCCGAGCGCGAGAAGTGGGGCATGGATTCCGACGATTACTACAAGCTGCAGCAGAGGCAGAGGGCTTGGGAGCGGCGTATCCGCTCGACAAAGCGCCAGATCGCCGACATGGAGCGCGCTGGGCTCGGGCTTGAGTCGCCCAGCTATGTGCAGAAGCGCTTGCTCTTGGGGCAGCAGCAGAAGGAGGTGCGCGAGCTGTGCAAGCGGCACATGCTGACGCGCAGGCTGGAGCGCGAGAAGGCGTACGGTGTGAAGACTCAGCCGAGGGCGCTTTCAGGTGCGGGGTGGAAGGCAAACTACGGCGTTCGCGAGTCTCTTGTCCCGAAGTCCACGGAGAAAGGCAACCTCTACGACGTGAACCGAAGGGTCGTAAACTCGAAGAGGTACCACGACAAGTACGAGTCGATGAAGTTCCCGAAGGCTGTGCGCGAGTCGCTGTACCGCAACGCGGGCAGGATGCTAGCCGAGAGGAACGGCACGGACTGCGAGCGATTCGCCGTCGTCAACGCGAGGAGCGGCGACATCGTTGCCGATACCTTCGGACACGAGCCGACGCCGCACGGCGCAAGGCTGAAGCCGACGGAATCTAAGAGGGCATCAGAATGCGCCGACGGCGTGGTGACGGTGCACAACCACCCGGCCAGCGTGTACCCCTCATATGCGGACATCAAGATGACGGTTGCGAACCGCAACGTGCGAGGCTCCATCGTTGCGTGCCACGACGGGGACGTTTACCTGATCGAGGCGGATAAGAACTGGGCTGGTATGGAGAAGCGGTACTGGGAGATATATACTGAGAAGAGGAAAGAGCTTGTCGACAGGACGCGGACGGAGAACGCAGCCTTCGGACAGCTCGAAGCGGAGAATGAGGTGAGGAAATGGTTCAAGATAACGAGGCTCTAGGCTTCTCGTCGGAAGATTTGTGGGCTGTTGACGACACTGCCTTCGCTGACCTTTATGTGAAGTACGGGTTCAAATACGACCCCGACAACCGCGAGGGGTTCTATGAGGTGATGTCGAAGGACTGCGGATGCTCCGTCGAAAAGGCAAGGGAGCTCTGCGGAGGGGCGGTTTCGGACAATGCGTAGGGACATGGACATGGTTCGCGACCTGCTTATGCTCAAGGCGGAGTCTGGGGTGCGCGAAACCAACGCATACGACCTCGAAGGGGAGAAAAGCGTCATCGCTTACCATGTCCGCATCATGACGGAAGCGGGGCTGATAACCTCCTACGTCAAGCCCGATGATGCGTTCGAGCCGTCAAGCTGCTGCATCTTCTCGCTCACATGGAAAGGCAACGACCTGCTCGACGCCATTCAGCCGAGCAAGGTTTGGAGCGCCGTGAAGAAGCGGCTCTCGCAGACCGTCGGCACCGCTTCTCTCTCGGTGATCTCCGACCTCGCCGCCGCTACTGCCCGACAGCTGATAGGGCTTTAGGCCGCAACAACCTAACACCAACCAACATCAACAGCCCCGCTTCGGCGGGGCTTTTCTTTTGCCCTGGAACCCTCCAGGTGACCTTCCCAATACCTTCCAACCATCGCAGGCCCCGAGCGCAGAGGGGCGCACGCACGCCGCGAGCGGAGAGCGGCACCGTCAAGCGCGCAGTGAAGCGCGGAACAAACCCGATGGAAGGGAGCAGGAATGGCAGAACCCAGCGGCATCGACCCGGCAGAACCCAAGGGAGCCGAGCCAGGCGGCGCGCCGAGCGCCGAGCAGAAGGCGAAGCGGCTCGAGCAGGAGGTCGCAGACCTCAAGAAGCAGCTCGAGGAGGCCAAGGGGCAGGTGACGACGCTCACCGAGAACCTGGGCAAGGCGCTCTCCGAGGACGACGTGAAGTCGGCGGTAGAGGCAGCCAAGCAGGAAGCCGAGAAGGCGCAGCAGGAGGCGGCGGCCGCCGCTTCCCAGCGAGAGAAGCGCCTGGTCGTCGAGAACGAGCTGATCAAGGCACGATGCATCGACACCGCCGGCGCGATCGCGCACATCGACATGGAGGGCGTGCAGATCGCCCCCGACGGGCATGTGAGCGGCCTCGACGTGTCGAAGCTGGCGAAGGACTGCGGCCACCTGTTCCAGCAGCCGAACACCGGAACCGTGTCCAGCGCGGGCACGCCAGGCGGCAACGGCAAGAAGATGACGCGCGACGAGATCATGTCCATCAAGGACTCCAAGGAGCGCCGCGCGGCGATTCTGGCGAACCAAGACCAATTCGAATAGGAGATTGAAATGGCAGTCGATGAAAAGATGATGAAGGCGGCGGACTTCGCGAAGGTGTCCTCCATCGACTTCGTCTACACGTTCAACAAGAACATGAAACAGCTCACCGAGCTCCTGGGCGTCACCCGAAAGATCGAGAAGGTGCCAGGCCAGACGGTGAAGACCTACAAGGTGACGGGTACCCTCGAGGACGGCACCGTGGCAGAGGGCGAGGAGATCCCTCTGTCGAAGTACCAGACCGAGGTGGCGGACATCTTCGAGCTTGCGTTGAAGAAGTACCGCAAGCAGACCACCTACGAGGCGATCAACGACAAGGGCTACGAGCAGGCCGTCGAGGACACGGACAGCAAGATGATGTTCGACATCCAGGCGATCATTCGAAACGAGTTCTTCGCGTTCCTGAAGACGGGCACTGGCACCGCGATCGCAACGGGCACCGGCATCCAGGGCGCGCTCGCAGCCGCATGGGGCAAGAACCAGGTGTACTGGGAAGATTACGACACAGACGGCTTCCTGTACTTCGTCAACCCGCTCGACATCGCCGACTACCTCGGCACCAAGGACATCACCGTCCAGACCGCGTTCGGCATGAACTACATCGAGGACTTCCTCGGCCTGTACGACGTCGTGGCGTACAGCGGCATCGAGCAGGGCAAGGTGATCACAACCGCCAAGCAGAACCTGATCCTCTACTACACCAACCCCACCAACTCCGAGGTGGCGAAGGCGTTCGAGTTCATCACCGACAGCACGGGCCTTATCGGCGTTCACCGCAACGTCGACTACAAGACCTTGACCACCGACACCACGGCGGTCACCGGCTCCAAGCTCTTCGCCGAGCTCCTTGACGGCATCGTGAAGGTTGACATCAAGGCAACCGCAGCGCAGGCGCTCGAGGGCACCGAGCAGGTGGAGACCATCTAATGGGCGCCACCTTCGAGGGGTACGCATCCTGGGGCGGGCAGCTGGAGAGCAAGGCGTTCTCCGCGCTCCTGCCCAGGGCCGAGTCCCTGGTGCGGCAGCGGCTTGCCGCGATCGACCCAGCGAGCGTCACGCAGGAAGAGGGGGAGGCGCGGGACCGCGCCGTGTACGCGGCGGTCGAGGCGCTCGGCGACGACCAGTCGGGCCTTGCGAGCTACAGCGCCGGCAAGGTGTCGGTGAAGTTCGCCGACTCCGCCTTCCGCTCCAACACGGTGGGCGCGGCCATCGAGCGCGAGCTGTCGGGCACGCGCCTTATAGGAACGGCGGTGTAGCCATGATGTACCCGCACATCGTCACCGTGTGGCGAAGGGTTGAGGAGGGGCGCAGCGTCAGCTGGAAGCGCACAGTGTTCCAGCGCTGCCGCCTCGAGCCGACCTACGGCGCTAGCCCAGGCGATCGGGGCGATTCGTCTGAGCGCAGCGCCGACCTGATAGTCAAGAGCCGCGGCAAGCCATTCGGAAAAGGAGACAAGGCCGCGCTGGGGATCTTCGACCACGCCCAACCTCCCAGGGACGCTTTCATCGTAGAGAGCGTGAGCATGGTGAGCATCAACGGCGCGCCGCTGCACTGGGAGGCGGAGCTGCGATGACCACCATCATGCGCGTGGGGAGCGTCGACGTTGCGCGAGCCGTGGCGAAGGGGCTCAGGGCTCAGCAGGCTGCCGCGAAGGCGTACACACTGGCGGCAAGGCGCGACTCGAACCGGTACGTGCCGATGCTCTCTGGCGCGTTGCGCGGAAGCGCGGGCACCCAGAGCGACATATACGGCGGCCGCCTGACCTACGGCGGCGGCAACGTGCCGTACGCGCGGGCGCACTACTACGCGCCTGGTGGGTGGAGGTACACCACGCCAGGTACGGGTCCAAAGTGGTTCGACAAGGCGAAGCGCAAGTACGGAGCCAAGTGGGCGCAGGAGGCGCAGCAGGCGGCTAGGAAGGAGATGTGATGGTTGCTGACAAAGGACTGGCCGAGCAGGTGCTCGACCTGGTTGAGGAGACGGCGGAGAAGGTGGGGGCGTCGATGCCCGTGCGCTTCGAGGAGCTTACGGCCGACGTCGGCGAGCTTCCCAGGATCATGCTGCAGCTCTCCGAGTCGGACAGCCAGCAGCAGCGCTACATCAGCGGCGAGCGCATCTGCCCGATGCCATTCGCCCTGACGCTCCGCATCTCCGCTGACGACCAGCAGACGAGGCTGGACGCCCGCGAGCTGCTCGGCAGGATGGCGGACGCGATCCTCGAGGACTGCATGGTCCTCAACGGCTACGTCGCCTACGCGCTGCCGACCGCGAGCGTCCCCGTGTGCCTGGGCAAGGCACCGCTGTTCGAGGACTGGCAGGTGACCTTCGACCTGAAATACAAGCAATCAAAGAGAAAGGGGTAGCCACATGGCTGGCGATACCAACGCAGAGCTCCCCGTCTGGGGCTACGAGATTAAGAATTACATCGACATCGGCACGGACGGTGCGCCAGACCTTGTCGAGTTCGAGAACCTTCTGAGCTGGGATCAGTCGAATGACTCCAACACGTACGAGCCCAGCTACATCAACCTGAAGAACTCCCCGAAGTTCACCCTGTCCAAGGACTTCAACGTGGACTACGAGCTCGACCTCTACAAGAACAACAAGCTGTCCAGCTACCTGGTGGAGCACGAGGACGAGGAGGACATCCCCGTCGACGTCGTGCGCGTCTACACATGGCTAGGCGAGAGCGGGAGCCAGACCGCTAAGAAGGCGAAGTTCCTGCTCACGCCGAACCCAGTCAACAACGGCACGGCTGGAGAACCTGGAAAGCTCAGCGGCACGCTGAACATGAAGGACGAGGCCTGGACCAAGGGCACGTGGAGCGGCACCGCCTTCACGCCGACCAAATAGGGAGCAAGGCAATCGTGCCTGAGCGCCTGGGCAACGCATGGCGAGCCCGGGCGCTTTCTTTTACCAAGCAAGCGAAAGGAACGGAAATGGGATTCAAGTTCAAGGACCGCACGGTGAAGGTCGAGATCGAGGGCAGGGAGTACGCGATCCAGATCGGGAGCGCCGAGATGGCCGACCGTGTGGCGATGGCTTACACGAACCTGAAGGCAATCGGCGGCGACAAGCTAGCCAACGACCAGAACGTGAACGTCAACGTGTCGAACATGTTGCGCAACCTAATCGGCGCGATCCTCGGCCAGCAGGCGCAGGACGAGATCTTCGAGCATCGCCAGCACAGCGTAATCGACGAGATCGAGCTGCTCTCGTTCCTCATGACCGAAGTCAACAAGGCCGAGGATGCGAGCTTCAGCATCTCCGCCGCCATGCAGGAGGTCGCCGGCATGATGCAGGCGCAGGCGGCGGACGCTCAGGAGACGCCCATCTCCTCCATCGCCGACAAGCTGGCGAGCAAACTCAAGGAGTAACCCATGGGGCTTCTGACGGAGGGCGCGCCGTGCTCGGTCGACGTGTGCGGGGCGGACCTTCCCGTAAACACGGACTGGCGCGTCTGGATGACCGTCTGGCAGGTGCTCGACGACCCGTCCCCCGACCCAGCAGAGAAGGCGCTTGCCGTCCTGGCGCTCGCCTTCCCGCACGGCGAGGCGCGCGAAGAGGCGATGCGCCACCCGAACGACGCGCTGGAGGCTGCGATGGACTTCCTGAGGCGCAGGGACCCCTCCGTCCCCGACAGGCCTCCCACGCGCTCGGAGCGCAGGCTGCGCGGCAAGAGGCTGTTCGACTGGGAGTACGACGCCTCGAGGATCGCTGCGGACTTCCAGCGCGAGTACGGTATCGACCTGACCGACGAGTCGACCTCTATGCATTGGCACCGGTTCATGGCCCTGTTCAACGGCCTAGGTGACCGTTCGCAGATAGTGCAGGCGATAAGCATTAGGGCGGCGGACCTCGGGGACGGCAGGCTCGGCAAGGAGGAGCGAAGCGCGCTCCGCGAGCGGAAGATGGCAGTGATGCTGCCTGCTAGGACAGAGGAGGAGGCCGCCTGCAACCGCAGGATTAGAGGTGTCTAAGTGTCCGACGGCAAGGTCGTAATCCAGATAACCGCCGATCCCTCCGACTACGAGAAGACGATCGGCTCGCTCGGCGCGAGCACGCAGAAGTCGCTCGCCACGGCGATCAAGGGCAGCTTCATAGGCAACCTGTTCGCGCAGGCGTTCAGCAAGGCCGCTGGTGTAATCGCCAACTCGATGGACTCCGCCATCAGCCGCGTCGACACGATGAAGAACTTCCCGCGCGTCATGGAGTCGCTGGGATACAGCGCCGACGACGCGGCAAGCTCGATCCAGAAGATGAGCGACCACTTGACGGGGCTGCCTACCCGCCTGGACTCCATGACCTCCAGCGTGCAGAAGATCGTGCCAACCGTGAAGGACGTGGGCAAGGCGACCGACATCATGCTCGCCTTCAACGACGCGCTTCTGGCTGGCGGTGCGAGCACTCAGGTCCAGGAGGCGGCGCTCGAGCAGTTCAGCCAGGTGCTCGCCAAGGGCAAGCCCGAGCTGGAGGACTGGAGAAGCATCCAGACCGCCATGCCCGGTCAGCTCGACCAGGTTGCGCAGAGCATGCTGGGGCAGGGCAAGAGCGCCACCGACCTGTACGAGGCGCTAAAGCGCGGCGACGTGACGATGAGCGACTTCTGCGACGCGCTGGTTCGCCTGGACAAGGAGGGCGGTGCCAACTTCGCATCGTTCGCGGAGCAGGCGAAGCTCGGAACCGAGGGAATTGCGACCGGGTGGAGCAACTTCCTGAACTCTGTAATCAAGGGCGTCGCATCGGTTATCAACGCCATCGGCTCCGAGAACATAGTCGGCGTGATGGGAGATGCGAGCAAAACCGTTACCCAGTTCTTTAAGGCCGTATCCTCCGGCGTCTCCGCTGCCATGCCGACCGTCAAGCAGCTCGACTCCGTGCTAGCGCAGCTGGGGCCCCAGATCGTCGCGGCGCTCGCAGGGTTCGCTGGCTTCAAGTCCGCGGGCGGCATCGTCTCCGATGTCGCTGGTCGCCTCGGCCAGCTCGAGAAGGGCGCGGGGCTCGCCGCAAAGGCGTCGGCGGTCCTCGGCAGGAGCATCAGCCCCGTCGGAATCGCGCTCACCGTTGGAGCTGCAGCGGTTGGGTTGTTCGCGGGCGCGGTCACCGACTACGTGACGAACACCGCGAACGCGAGGAAGGCGACCGAGGGGCTCAACCAAGCAGCGGCAAACACGGCTGCGCTCGGGGACTACGGTGGGGCCATACAGGTGGTCGGGAGCACAGCGAGCCAGAGCGCGCCGAGCATCGCCGAGCTGAACTCGTCCATCGCCTCAAGCGTAGACGCGATGGAGAGGACGACGAGCGCCGCGCAGCAGCAGGTGGACACGCTGAGCACCGCGCAGTCGATCATCCAACAGTACGCGGGCCACACCGACCTCTCTGCCGAGAGCCAGGGCAGGCTGCAATGGGCTTTAGAGGAAGTGAACAACCAGTTCGGCCTGTCGCTCACTGCGGCTGACGCGGCATCGAACAGCTACAAGGACCAGGACGGCAACGTGCGGAGCCTCACCGAGTCGGTCAACGGCCTGGTCGAGGCGAAGAAGCGCGAGATCGAGCTTTCCGCCATGGAGAGCAACTACACCGAGGCGCTGAAGAAGAAGACCGAGGCAGAGGACGCGTACGCCGCAAAGGTCGTGAGCCGCGGTCAGGACATCCAGGACACCAAGAACGCCCTGATCCAGGGAAGCAACTACTGGATGTCGCAGCAGGAGGCCGAGGCTCAGGCGACGGAGATCGTCGACAAAGAACTCGGCAAGTACAAAGACAAGGTGGACGACACCACGTCCGCCGTGAACGACATCGCATCGGCGATGGGCGACGCGTCGAAGGCCACCAGCGACAGCGCGGACGCCTACGACAGGTGGGGCAACACCGTCACGGACAAGTTCGGGACCGCCGCGGCGATCCTGAAGCAGAACCTCGGCGCGAACGGCCTGGGGCAGCTGAAGGACGACCTGCGCGAGCTCGGGGCGAGCACCGAGGACCTTGGCAACCTCACGGCGGACCAGATGCAGGAGCTTGCCCTCGCCTACGACGGCACGAGCGCCAGCATCGTCGGCAAGCTCGCCGAATGGGGCGTCGGCATGGATGACGCGAAGAGGAAGGCCGCCGAGGGCGCGGCAGGTATCCGCGACGCGCTGACCGGGATGAACCTCGGCGATGTGTTCTCGTCCGTGAACGTCGACATCTCCAGCTTCAGCCAGGCGCTCGCCGAGGCCGGCGTTTCCGTCGAGGAGCTGAACAGCATCGGCAGCGAGAACCTGTCGGCGCTGGCGCAGAGCTGCAACGGCAACACCGACCAGATGATCGCGGCGATCACCGCGTTCAACGGGACGCCGATGCTCGACAAGAACAGCGGCGTGTACGTCTACGACACCGAGCTGATAGACGCGCAGGGAAACGTCTACACGTGGAACGGCACCGCGCTGGTCGACAAGAACGGCACCGCCATCGTCCAGGACACCAGCCTGACCGACGCCCAAGGCCACAACTACGTCTGGAACGGCACCGCGCTGGTGTCGAAGCAGGCGAGCGCAAATGTTTACGGCAACGCGTCGAACGGCCAGGCGAAGGGGCAGGTCGACGACACCAACAGCTCCGTCGACAGGATGCACGACAAGAGCGTCAACGCCTCGGTCAGCGGCAACGCGGCCGACGGCTCTGCCGCATCCAACATCTGGAGCACGGTGAGCGCGATCGGCGGCCTGGTTTCCAAGAAGATCACGACTACCGTCGAGAAGATCATCACGGAGGTCCACAACGCCCGAGGCGGCATCAGACCCCACGCGGACGGAGGCTTCGTGCCGCGGTTCCATGCAAAGGGCGCGATCGCCACGAAGGCGGTCCCGCTCGACATCGTCGGCGAGGACGGGGCGGAGGCGATCGTGCCGCTGACGAACGAGCGGTACGCCAGGCCCTTCGCGCAGATGATCGCGCGCGAGGTCGACGGCATGTCCACGCTCGACCTCGACATCGACCAGGCGCGCGCGGAGCTCGCGATGCAGTCGGCGACGCAGTACGCGCTTCTGGGCCAGGCCTTCATGCAGGGCATCCAGGAGGTGACGCTGCGGCTCGACGGCGTGAACCAGAGGCTCGACAGGATCGAGCGGAAGATGGACAGGGAGGTATCCGTGAGGATCGACAGCAGGGAGTTCGGCCGCCTGGTTAGGGGCGTGCGATGAACCTGGCGGTCAAGTACACGAACAACAGGGGCCAGAGCATCGAGTTCGGAGGCGCCGACGAGGCGCTGAACCTCTTCGAGGGCAAGCTGCGGGACTCCGAGTGGAAGTACGAGGCGGGTTCGTCGTACGCGGCCCCCTACTTCTACAGGGAGCCCGACGAGGTCACGCTGAAGGTGGGCGTGGCGGCTGCGACCGAGGAAGAGGGCCTGGCGTGGCGCGACAGGATAGCGGACATATCCGAATGCGACATAGCGGACGGCAAGCCCGGATCCGTCGAGGTCAACGGGTGGCGGCTCGGCTGCTACGTGGTGGCCAGGGAGGCCGACAACTGGTGGATGGACGGAAGGTTCTTCGAGTGCGAGATGACGCTCCTCGTCCCGTCGCGCGAGTGGCGCAGGGAGACCGTCCACCACTTCGAGCCGGGCGACGGTGGCGGAACGGGCAGCCTGGACTTCCCGTTCGACTTCCCGTTCGATTTCTCCGTCTCCGACGCGCGCAGCAGGACGATCGACAACGGCGGCATCTCGGCCGCGGACATCGTGCTCCGTTTCTACGGCCCATGCGAGGACCCAGCGGCGACCGTCGCGGGCAACGAGTACGGCCTCAAGGTGTCCGTCCCCGACGGAGCCTACGCCGAGATCGACACCGAGGCCATGACCGCGGAGCTGGTCGGCAAGTACGGAGACCGCACCAACGTGTTCCCGAAGCGCATCCCAGGCGGCGAGGGAAGCGGCTCGTACATCTTCGAGAAGGTGCCGAGCGGCATCCAGGCGGTTTCGAGCAGGGGCGACGCGATGTTCGACGTCGTGCTCGTCGAGCATCGCAGCGAGCCTGAGTGGAGGACGCGATGATCGCGGCGGTGCATGCGGACAAGAACATGCGCGATGTTCGAATGGTCCTCCCATCCCGCATGGAGTTCGCGTACGGGAAGGACGAGAACGACTTCGAGCTGCGCCTCCCCGAGGGCAGCGAGCGCCTGGAGTGCGGCGGCTACGTCTACGTCGACGGCACCGAGCACGGCGGTCTTATAACCGACTTCGGCGCGGATCCTGACGAGCGCCAGCATGTCTACGGGGGCATGACCTGGCATGGCATGCTCGCCGCAAAGGTGCTGTCCCCCGACAGCGGGCAGGACTACCTGACCGTGTCGGGCGAGCTGAATGCCGTGGTCGGCTCCCTTATAGCCCGCGTCGGCCTGGGATCGGTCATGTCTGCGCCAAAGTCCTCCTCCGGCGTCGTGGTGAGGAGCCTCAGGCTCAACCGCTACTGCACAGCGTATGAGGGGATATGCGCCGTCATGGCCAGCGTGGGGATGGTCCCGCGCATCGTCTGCGTCGGAGGGGCGGTCACCGTCGCGCCCGAGAGGAAGAGGACCGTCGTGCGTACGGCGAAGGTGGAGCGCCATACCCTGCCGGTGAACCATCTGGTTTGCCTGGGGAAAGGCGAGCTGGCCGCCAGGACCGTCCTGCACCTCTACGCCGATGCGGCTGGGAAGGTTGGCAAGACGCAGACGCTGAAGGGCGCGATGGAGCGCACGGAGGTATACGACTACAGCAGCGCGGAGGAGTCCGAGCTGGAGGAGAAGGGCATCGAGAAGCTGCAGGAGTATCAGGTGTTCGCCGAGGCGAGCTTCAGCGACCTGGGCACCGACGAGCTCTTCATCGGCGACGTCGTGAGCTGCTACGACAGCGTCACGGACACAAGCGTCTCGGTTCCGATCGAGAAGAAGATAGCGGCGTACAAGACAAACGGACTCTCCGTCTCCTACGAGGCGGGGGATGCCGTTATCAAGAATGGGAAGATGTAAGGAGCAAAGATGGCAGAGCTTATCACCGGACGCGGCGGGACGGACCACGTCGACAGCGAGGACTTCGGGGCGTTCAACGCCGTTACCCTCGGAGACGGAACCTATATCCTTAGCGGCTGCTCCATGGCCATGAAGACGGCGAACACGCTGCATATCGCGGCGGGCGAGCTGCTGATGCAGGGCAGGCACGTGCGCATCAAGGGCTCTGGCGAAGATGTCGACGTCGCAGTGGGCACCACAGGCTACAACCGCAACGACATCGTGGCCCTGCACTACAAGCAGGAGGGCGGCATCGAGAGCGTCTCGGTAGAGGTCGTCGCCGGTACCCCGACCACAGGAGCAGCCTCCGATCCTGAGCTTGGCGGCGGGTCGATCCTCAACGGCAATTCCGAGGCGTATGCCGCGATCGCTCGCGTCCCGATCGCCGGGCTTGTCCCGTCGGAGCCTGTTGTCCTGGTCGGTGGGCTTAAGTCGAACAGCCAGCTCGCCGAGAGCATCAGCGCCCTCGGGGATTCCGTATCCCGCACGCCGCTTACAGTCGCAGACGTAAAGAGCGGTTTCGCCGTAAAAGCGTGGAAAACGCAGCTCGGCGTGCAGATCGACGTGACGGGCAGCAGCAACACCCTCATTCAGTCAGGTGAAGAGTGGGGCTACGAGATTGCCAAGATTCCCGCCGTTGCATCGCTTACCCTTTGCGGTTTGGTCGGCATGATGTGGACAGAGGGCGCGAACAGCAATGATTTGATGTGGTTCCACATGTCCGACGGCTCGCTTCGTGTTGACTTCAAGTCAAAGACAAAAGACTGGCCTAAAACTATCCATTGCGACGGCATCATGGCTTATTCGTGATTCCGTATCCCTGGAGGTCTTGAAGCCGAATCTCGAGTTCACCGAAAAAGGCGGACTCTTGACTATTGCGAGATTCGGAATCCCGGTTCCCTTGTGTTCCGCTCATGTCACTTCCCACATACGCACCGCTGACGAACAAATTACCTCCTGACTGGCAATAGCTTGTAATCAGTCTTTGCATCGGTGAAGAGAATGTTTTGTAATATGCTTTGGCTATCGGGTCTTCCTTTTCAAGTCCGAGTATATAGTCTACGATCGGGTAATCTTCTAAAGTGACGATTCCATTTTCTACCGCTTCGTCGCTGCACGAAACAAAACTGTATTTCCCTGCTGCCTGAATGGCTTTTCCATGGATGAAAGGATAATCAAACGTATTTCCTGCTATCTCCATGCCTTCCAGTTCTCTGCCGCTATGTCCCAGGCTGCCTTCTCCTTCTTTTCCGGCTTGTGAACGGTTGAATCCGCTTTGTGCCCCACAAAAAGAGATATTGGACAAATAAGGCACTCCCGGATCCTGTTCCAAATCAAATCCGGCTTTGTCCGGTGTGTTAATGACAGCCGGACCGCTGATTCTGTCGAATCCATTGATAATCAAGATTCTCTCTCGTTCACGTTTTGCCTTATAAGCCGAAAGGATTTCAGAAGGAAAACTTTCTCCTCCCCGGTTTACGGCTGTCACTTTGAATGAATAGACAAGTCCCGGTTCTACTTTGACACTGTAATAGGGTTTGCTGACCAGAGTTCCGTTGTCGAATCCTCCGTATCCGATGCGTGTATATACCATATATTCCCGTGGACGGGCTGTCGGTTCCAGTGGATCGTCTTCCCCTTTCCA